ATTTGGCTTCATACTAACAGTTAAGTGGTCCACACCATTAGGGTATTGCCCTAGATTATCGTGACTAGGATGCTTGAAGCTTTTATTTAAAGTAAGTTTGTCGCAGTCATCGTCCCTCCAATAGGTATCGTCTACGCAATGGTCACACTCTGCCTCAACAAACCCCATCTTCTTTGTAAGCCAATAGATGCTGACATCTTCTCCTTCTAGTTTTTTATCCATACTATTCCTCTTTACTCTGAACATACGAGATAACATCACTGAATAATGATGTTTGTAGTAACAACTCAGTTCCCACCTCATCTTCCTTCACATTTTTCATGATTCCATAACGCCAGTTGCCTACTTCCTCGAAGTTTATTAGCAAGTCTAACCCTAACTCTTTATGATAGAAACTTAAAGCTTCATCATTTTTGTTAGAAACATTTTTAAATCCTAACTCTTGAGTTACTATGAGTACGACTGCGTCAGTTAATGATTTTTCCATATCATTCCTCTTTACTCTTTACTTTGCTTGGTAAATACATATTCTCGTGATTAACCCAAGCATAATTGCCTATGTATGGATAAGCATGATAATGTGCCCAACAACACCATCTCATGTGGCTTTTGCAGACACACATATCATCTCCTTCCATTAAAGTTCCTTTATACTTTTCAGTATCTGTACACGTACACATACAATCTCTCTTCACTCTCTACTTGAATTTATTGGATAGAGAGAGAGGTAGCAGAGAGAATAACCTCTCTCTTATCCATAATCTGCGACAATACCTACACCCTAAACTTCAGATACTTTTAAATCTATCCTAGTATTAGGGGACGATGGGTAGGATCTTATCTCTATGACCCTTTCTATGCACGTGTGTCGCACATTCTTATTAAAACAGTAGGAGAATTATGGAAAAACATCTACTGTTTTTCTTTATACACATACTTTCAGTCCATTAATGGACTAGAAAAATAAGAGTGGGATCATTGGTAACACTGAGACCCTTCACCCACTCTCTGAACTGAGCAAGGCTGAAAAGCTTTGCTCATCTCTTATTTAATATCTTATTTAACTCTTATATATAGTTTAACATAGGGGTACTTGAGCCTATTCTCTGCCTTATCTCTTCTCTTTATTTCTTTATTCTGATTATTCTCTGAACTATCCTCTTCCCTTGCTCTCTTGATACAAGATAAATAGTATATTTACCCTCTATCCTCATCCCTATAATTTGCATAGCTACTCCCTCTATGGTTATTAAATTATTTTCTCTGTAGATATGTAGTTGTTCCTCTCTTCACTGTAAATACGTGTTTCTCTACTTCTATACCCAATTTTCTACATAATTTTATTTTATCTTTTATCTTCATATTTCCCTTACTCATCATAGCGTGTGCAAGTTTCTGGGATAATGTCATCTCTTTAGATTGCATAATTACCTCTTTGCATATTTCATTATTGGTAAATTGGTAGTGTTTAGTCCATTAATGGACTAAAAGTGAGAAAATATAAAAGACCTCGAAGGTAGGATTTTATCACTATGACCTTCGAGGTCTTTAATTTTAATTTATTTAGTTAAGATTGCGAATGGTTTATAATTTACTCCAAACTAGTTGTTATTTTTACGTAACTTTCTAGGTTTTCGTGGTCTTTAAGTGAAGGTACCCCTAACACTTTAGCAACGTCTTTGGATAATTGAATGGAATCATTCATATTAATGGTTCCTTTTCCATCCAAAGATTTACCATGGTTTTTCTTATCCTTGCTAGAATAAGAGGGATAAATCACCAATTCATTATCAGATCCAATAATTGGACTTATCATGAATTTATCGAATTTATTTGTGTTAGGAGCTTTAGTTTTATGAATCTTTTTTGATTCAATTTCTTTGCTTGTGTTTTGAAAGCTAGTTAACACACCTTTATTCTCACTCATAAAGCTATCGATAAAAGCTTTTAAATGAGTAGGCACCTTCCAATTTTCAGCGAATGGATCAACTTGATATCCACGTGATGTTTGATCATCTTGAATTTCAATTCCAAATTCTCTCAAATTTTTATTTGCCTTTTTGCTTAACCTACCTTTAGAATCGACTGAATGTTTGCCTTGTGTATGTAGCATTAAAACTACAGCAAATTCTAATAAATAATATACCAATCTATCCAATTTATCATCAGCTAAAAATCCTATGATAAATCTATCAATATACACTTCATATATTTTGTTGATAGGCATCTTATTTGGTAGCGTTGATAATGACTTAAAACCTATTGTTTTACCTTCATTATTTTTAGCTCTTGAATTCTCAGATTTAAAAGCTAGTAAATATTGAATCTTACTTGATAGATTTAGGCCTTTATCGGCTAAAATGTTATATCCATTTTCATTGTATGTGAATTGAGGTGCTGAAGACCATATTATGTTCAACAGTGTGGTCAATTCATTAACAACTTTTCCTTCATGAATAAACACTTTCTTAATTGTTGAGGAAACAATGTTTGCATTTCTCACTACACTCTTAGTGATTTTGCTTGCTATTGTTTCATTACTTCGTTGTTTTGTCTTGACTGATTTTGCCATGACTAACTCCTTCATAATCATTCGCAATCTCAACTGTTAATAAAAGTATATCATCTCACTACTTTAGCCTATTCTCTATCAAGATATATCAATTTCATGTAAAAAATGCCTTATTTCCCCTCATTTAGTCCATTAATGGACTAAATATTATTCTCTACTGTTTCCCTCGATGATATCCCATTGGTAATAAAAAAATACAAAACATACACGCAGAAAAAAGAATGGCAACGAAAAAAATCGATCGTGCGTCCCCCTATTTCCCATCGTCGGTGTTGATACGAAGTAGCAACGACGACGGCGAGAGGGTTAGGCTTGGAATGGCGAGCGTTAGGCAATACCTGCCCTTGACAGTATTTTTTTACAAAAAGGAAAGTCGCCTGGTAATGTGAGTTTAAGGGGGTTTGTCATATATGAACATCAGACTCATAAATCAAAAGGAGTACAAACCCCGATTTCAGTATATCGTTTTTAGTAAGGGTTTAATAGCCCCCCCTACCCCCCAAAAGGGATTTTAGGGGTGGAATTAACTGTTTAAGAACGATTCCCCCTTCTGACTGAGACTTCTTGTTACCTATTGTCCAGTGTAACGTGATCAGATTCGACAACTAGTTCTGTATCCTGTAGCCATTGTTTTGCAATATTCGTTTTGCCCCGCTACGTTTTTCGAGGAATACTTCACGCAGTTTTTGTTAGATCAGACGTACGCAATGGAGGTCTGATGTTTTGCTATTAAGCAAATTTGTAGTAATATAATACAAGTATTATTTATATTTTGCAAGGTTTTATGGAAGACACACTAGAAAATCATAAGAACAAGCAGAGAATAGAATTATTTTTAGAGACATTGTCCCATACAGGGAACATACTTGCCTCATCTAAGGCTTCTGGAATTGGTAATAAGACAATTTATAACTATAAGGAGAGGCATGATTGGTTCAGAAGGATGTTAAATGAGTCAATGGCTATTTTTTCAGACAAACTTGAGGGCAATGCTTTTGCTTTGGTGCAGAAACAGATGGCCCAGGAGGATGGATACAAGTCAAATCCAGCCCTTTTAATCTTTTTATTGAAGGGTGCAAAGCCCGAAAAGTACCAGGAGCACGTAAAACAGGACAATACAGCCCTACAATTGATTGATGAGATTAAAAACCTGAATAAAAAAGCTCCTAAAAAGGCAACAAAAAAGAAAAAATCTATTTCTCAGCAGGCTTTACAGGAAGCAAATGAAATATTGAAAGACAAAGGTGTAGATAAATGATCACCGGATCCTCAATGGCTACGGAATTTTTGTTTGATAAGGTAGGTTTTTCCCCTACTGAACAACAAAAACCTATAATCTACTCAGATAAAAGGTTTGTTCTGGTGGCAGGAGGTGAACAGGCAGGGAAAAGTATGCTAGCCAGTAAGTTTTTACTGACAAAATGGCCTGAACTTGAAGGGCCGGGGCTATTCTGGCTTGTAGCTGCAGACTATGAGAGGACAAGAGCAGAGTTTGAATACCTTGTTCAGGACTTTGCAGCACTTGGAGTACTTAAAAAATCATCTAAAAGAGTAGATCCTGGCAGGATTGAACTTGCAGACGGCACAGTTATAGAAACTAAATCAGCCAAAGACCCCAGAACTTTAGCTATGAGAGCCCCTGATGGCATCATTGGATGCGAGGCTTCACAGCTTGATCTTGAAACATTTTATAGAATCAGAGGTAGATGTGCTCCGAAAGCAGCATGGATGTTCCTTGCAGGAACTTTTGAAGGATCACTTGGATGGTATCCACAATTGTTTTTGGCATGGCAGCACGGGAGTGATATTGAACAGTCTTATTCCCTACCCTCGTTTTCAAATTATCATTTATATCCGGGAGGAGAAGATGACCCAGAAATACAAAGACTTCAGGAAGATGCCTCAGACGACTTCTTCAAAGAAAGAATTATGGGAATCCCTAGTCCTCCACGCGGGCTCGTATTCCCGGAGTTCAGAGCAGATTACCATGTCAGAGAAATTGAATACGTTCCTGAGGAACCTGTCCACTTATGGGTTGACCCCGGTTATGCCGGTGGTTACGCCGTTGAAGTTATACAGATACTTGATGAACAAATTTGCGTGGTTGATGAAATATATGAGAAAACTCTTATTACAGAAGAAATTGTAGACATGGCTATGGACAAGCCGTGGTGGAAAGATGTCCATTTTGGTGTTATTGATGTCGCAGGATATCAACATCAGGCCATGTCTGCTCCGGCAGAAGTCTGGCTTGATAAGGCAGGGTTGTTTATGGACTCGGAAAAAGTAAAAATAAATGACGGAACTGAAAGATTAAAGTCTATGCTTAAAGTTGACCCTAAACATCACAGGCCAAAGCTGATAATTAACCCTAAATGTAAAGGGGTTTTGTCAGAATTTGGTGCAGCCCCAAACCCCTTTGATGGACAGACTAAAGTTTACAAGTGGAAAACAGATAGAGATGGGAATATAGTTGGCAATCAGCCTGAAGATAAGTATAATCATGGAATTAAAGCTTTAATTTATGGCCTAATTAACCGTTTTGGGTACAGCCATATTGAGAATAGGAACACTATTCGTGTTAAAAGGTGGGCGTAATGGCACGAAAAAGATTAAAACCTGAAGATATAATCAATAAAGTAGAAACACATTATGATTCCACAGAACCTTTAAGGTCAAGAATGGAGTCAGACTATTCACTTTATCGCCTTGATCCATATGACGCAGGGGATGGATTCCAGTCCTATACCTCTAATGAACCTTCAACCTATGCAGATAAAATTATTTCCTTTTTATCGTCCTCTGAAATGGTGGCAAGAATACCCCAACTGTCTGAAGACAAAGAAAAAAGAGAGAACAATAGTAAGAAAGAAAGATTTTTCCTTGGTGCCCTGAGACACGCAGATGAAAGACTGGCTAAACAAATGAAACCCTCACTTAAAGCACAGCTTTCATGGTTCATATCCCTCAGAGGATGGTTCGCAGGCAGAGCTTTGATCATGAAAGATAAGGATGAGAAAAGTTTTATAGATATAACTCCGTGGGATCCTATGCATACATACTGGTCAGCAGGAGCAGACGGACTCCAATGGGCCTGCTACAAAGTTAAAAAATCTAAAGAGCAAATAGAATCTGAATAGAATATTAAACTTGCCGTTAATGATAATTACGAAGACTGGCTGGAAGTATATGACTATTACGACAAAGAAGTAAATATAGTTGTACTATCCAACGGAAGAGTAGCTAAGAAAGCTACCCCTCATGGCTCCACAAATGTCCCTGTATTCCTTGGACCTGTAGGAGCAACCCCTATGATACAGGCAATGAATGACCACGTCCCAATTGATGACACAATAGAAGATCACGGAGAATCTGTATTCAAACATAACAGAGAAGTTTATGAAAATCATAATCACGTAATGTCAATTATGCTTGAGATGACATCAAGAGCGAGAAAGCAAGGATTGAAAATAAAGTCAAGGGACGGAATGAAGACACTAGACGAAGACCCCTATAAAGAAGGCACAGAAATCTCCCTCGCTCAAGGTGAGGACATAGAGCCATTAGGATTAATGGAAGTAGCCCAAGAAACAGGAGCGTTTATGGGTCTGGTGTCGGGCGAACAGCAGAGAGGTTCCGTCCCCCACTCTATCTTTGGAGACCTTCAGTTCCAGTTATCAGGGTTTGCAATTAATACCCTCAGACAGGGAATTGACAGCGTTCTTCAGCCAAGAATGGATGCATTACAACTGGCATACACTACAATTTGTATGCTCCTTAATGACCAGTATCTGACAGAATCCTTTGATGCCATGGAATTATCCGGGCAGGATATGAACAGAGCATACTTTAAAGAAGAAATTAAACCCTCAGATATAAAAGATGCCGGTGATATTGTTATCACATTTGTCGGACAACTTCCACAGGATGATATGTCCAAGATGAGCATGGCACAAATAGCAAGGGAAGGAGAATCTCCATTACTCCCTGATGTTTATATCAGAGATAAAATACTTGGATTACAGGATACCGATGATATGGAAGCTGCAATCAGAGAACAACAGGCAGAAAGAGTTTTGCCTGAAGCTGCACTGTGGACTTTATTGTCTGCATCAGAAGAAAGAGGAAGACCAGATCTTGCACAATTTTATTTTGGAGAACTGGTTACAATATTAAATGAAAAACTGGCAAAGAGGCAGGAATCAATAATGGCTGCACAACAGGCCATGCAACCTCAGCCCCCTCCACAGCAACAACAGGGATTACCTGGTATGGCTATGGGAGCCGGAGGAGCAGGACCAACAGCCCCACCGCAGGTTATGCCTAATGCAATGATGGGAGTACCACCACCTATTCCAAATCCACAGGGAGGACCTTTGGTTCCCCCAGGACAACCAAGACCGGGAGCGTTATCTCCTGAACAATTAGAAATATTAAGGATGCAAGGTCCAGCCGGAGGAATATAATGAGCATAAGTGAGATATTAAGAAAATTACATGAAATAATAGGGTTAAATAAATGGGATCGTACTTTGCAAAAAGACGACCAGTATGGAGGGGCTGAGAGTTGGAAAGATAAAGGGCTGACAAAAGATTTTATATATTTATATATTGATGCTGAAAAAGAAAAGGCAAAAGCAAATTTTGAGAAAAAAGGTTATTCTCCGGATCCTAATCAGGGGGCTGGCGAATGGCGGGGAGCTCTCTATCAAATTGACCAACTTGTACAGGCATACAAGTCTTCTAAAGGAGTTACTGACCAACAGGCCAGAAAAGCAATAGATGCAATGTTATATGCATATGCTAATGTAGATGGAGATTATAATCAAATAGGTCAATATGCAGACCAAATTGACAGATCTGTAACAGATATGATTACAGGAGATAATTTAAACAAACCTATCTTAGATATAATTAGAAACAGAAATATTGCCGGACAAGTTGTAGATGAAGTTGGAAAAAGTTCTTATACACATACCGATGCAGATCTTGGAACACCCGGAACACCCGGAACACCCGGAACACTCGGAACACCTTTATCACCTGAAGGAGAAGTAAAAAGATTTGAAGAAAAAAGGGAGACAACACCTTCTATAAAAGATAAGGAAGAAACAACAAGCCCTTTCACAACTGGCGATCCTTTGGGAACGACAGATCTGGGAGGAGATCCTTTTGGTATGGATTTATCTCCAGAGGAAAGAGCTTATAGTGGTTTAACAAGAAAAGAAATAGCTGCGGGATTACCTCTTACAGCAACAGGGGGAGCAAGCCCTTATGCAAGAAGAACATATCAAAACTTACTTAATCCTTTAGCTCAGGACAATGGAGTATTTTCATTCCTGTCAACAGCAGGATTAACTCCAAGAGTAGCCTTACCTGGTCAGCCTGATGTAACAAATGAAGCTTTGTCATTCAGAGCCTTTTTGGCACAGGGACCACAAAGTATGGCAGACAATATTAACCGAGGACTCACTTCGTTAGAGACAGCCAAAGAACTTGCTTCCACAGATAATCAAAAATTTTGGACAGACCCAACTTACGCAACAGATTTACAAAAAACTTTGTACACGCAATTTGTTGACAATCCTGGTAATGAATTAGCATTAAGACAGTCACTGGCAAGAAGAGCATACCCCGGAGAATTGGGAGATGTTATTGCAGAAACTTTAGCTAAAACATATTTTGCCACACAGGCAACAGACCCTTTCCGGTTAACACAACCTGGTTTTTACAAGA